CAGGGGTATTGCCCATGACCCCTTTCCTAGCACGGTTGATACGTGAGTTTTCAGAGTTATTGATACCGGATTCCTCAAAACACCAGTTGGACCCTGTTGACCATGATGAGGTTAGTGAACGGCAGCATAGACCAGCACAACGGCGGTTGGCGGGGTCTCATGAAGCTTCTTTGCCTGCACGTGTCATTAACATGTTCAACAAGAAAGAGTCTTACGCCAATGTAAAACCACCTCGTCTCATATCAATTATCAATCCCGTGGATAAACGAGAGTACAGTCGATTTATTTATTCATTCGAGAAGTTGTTGAAATCACAACGATGGTATGCTTTTGGACATACCCCGAAAGAAATAGCCCAACGAGTGGCAGACGTACTTCGGTCGGCACAGAGTGCCTCGAACACAGACTTTGATAAGTTTGATGGGCATGGCTCCAATGTCATGCGAGAATTGGAAACGGTTTTGTTAATGCGCGCCTTTAGGTTGTGTTATCATTCTGAACTGTTGGAGTTGCATAACTCACAGTTCGGTCGGCGAGCATTTGGTATGTTTTCCACTTTTTATGAGACTGAGTTTACCAGGCTATCAGGCTCACCGGAGACTTCAGTGTTTAACTCTGTAGTTAACGCTTTTGTGAATTATTGCTCATTGCGTGGAACAAAACGCGATGGAGCATATATGCCTCCACGTGAAGCTTATGATAGGCTAGGGATTTATGGTGGTGATGATGGATTGACTGCGGATGTTAACCCCTCAGCTAGTGCACAAGCTGCGGAGTTGATTGGTCAGAAATTGACCATCGAAGTCATTCCTCGTGGCAAGCCTGGAATTAAATTCCTCGCTCGTGTGTACTCACCTGATGTTTGGTATGGTGATGTAAACTCTTGTTGTGACATTCCTCGACAGTTGTCAAAATTGCACGTTACAGTGCGTTTGGGTATTTATGTTACCCCAAAGGACAAGTTGCTTGAAAAAGTGCGAAGTCTCTATTTATCAGACGAGAACACGCCCATTATCGGCATGTTTTGTAAAGCTGTGATGCGACTTCATTATGAAGAAACTAAGCAAGAGGAAATAAACTTCAATCCAGAGCTGCGAGCTATGAAGTCTTATATGTCACGATTTGGTAAAATAAATCAATATGTCAATCAACCTTCTGAGTGGATGATGGACTATTGTGTAACGGTGCTTCCAGACTTTAATTATGCACGTTATCGGGAGTGGTTGAATTCGGCCAACACTTTCGACAAACTTTTAAATCCTCCTTTGTTTGTGGAACCTGTACCCGCCAAGTCGGTTGTCCCGGTGGTGATCGAGGACCAAGTGGTCCCGGATGGTAAGGCCTTTGAGCCTGAACCATTGCCACCAAAAGTTAAGCAGGTTCCAAAAGAACCAAAATTCTCACAAATTTCAATGGCTGTGAAGGAGACAAAAATCTCAGTAGACCCCCAAGTTTTTAAACTTGGTTTGGAACCCCTAGGAATTCAAAATCCCCTGGGGGAGGCCGTGGTGCCTCAGAAGGCCGTTGAGCCTCAGAAACAAAAAGTCCATTTGCCTCGAAAAGAACAAAAACAAAAACGTGCTTTGGCGTTTCAGGCAATAAAGAAAACCAAAATAGCTGATGGATCCTGGGTTGAAAAACCCTTAGCTATGGTGTCTAAGAAGGTGGTGGTGAAAACAGATGTACAAGCTGTTAAACCACCAGCTGCCCCGGCCTCCGTATGGAGGAAGAGGCAACAAAAATAATTGTGGCGAAGGACGTAGGGCGTACTTGGGCGCCCGAAATTTGCATTTATTCTAGTGCAAAGTTAATATGTCTGAGCGCAAGCAAAAACCAAGGCGTGGGAAGAAGAAACAAAACAAATCGAAGAAAGTTGCCAAACGTGGCAAACGTGTGAAGAACTTTAATGTCGTTCGGTTAGGACAAAGGGTGGGTAATTTATTTGCAGGTCGCTCCGGGGGAAGAGTGGGAGCTGAAGCCGGTAGGTTGTTTCGAAAACTTACAGGATTCGGCGACTACAAGGTGAATTCAAACACCTTAATGCCCGGGGCAACAGACCGCCTCCCAATGTTCAAAACCGAC